GTAATCTTTGAAACGCAACAGAACTCCATTGCTACCGAGAGGTCGGGCGCAATGAGGTCGAGCAACGAGATTCTCCGTACTCTCACAATGTTCACCTCGGATAGTATGAAGGTTATAGGACGCGTAATAAGCGCCTATGGCGAAGTATCCGTCCTCAAGGCAAGAATAAAAGCGGAAACGGATGCTGATGCTAAAGCAGAACTCCAGGCACGTCTTAAAAAGGCGCAAAAGAAGTTGGCAAAATCGAGTGCAGCACTTGCTATGACGGCAATATTTATGGCGCTTATAGCCCAGGCTTTCCGTTGGCTTTACAAGAAGGATGACGAGGAGGACAATATCCCTCTCAATATGACCCTTGATGCCGTAGGAAATCTCTTTGGAGGTCTTCCTCTTGTGAAAGATGCTTATGCAAAACTTGTTGAGGGATATGACCTTGACAACTATGCATACTCTGCGGTAAATGACCTCTTGGATGGTGCAAAAAATCTTATGACTACTGCGGGCAATGTATTTAGTAACGAGGCATCGAGCCAGGAGGTTGCTCTTGGCATTAAGAACTTTATTTATTCCATCGGTCAGGCAACGGGAATCCCCGTAAGAAATATTTACAATGTATTCTATGGCTTGACAAAGCGCTTCAACGGACAAGCCGCCTATAAAATCGACAATGTTTTTTATGAAAAGAACTACAAGAACGATTTTTACAAGGCTATTGAGAGTGGGGATGCTGAAATGGCAACATTCATTATGAGCCTGCTTTACAATGAGCGTATGGGTGAAAATATGAGTGCTACCACGCATAGTGAACTCTACTCCCTTTCGGCAAAGGGCTTCAAGGTGATACCCAAGAGTGTGGCATCGTCCATCACTATTGATGGGCAGGAATACGAACTCTCCGAGGCTGAAATTGCCGCAGTAAGAGCCAATTATTCCACGGCACAGTCCGGTCTTGAAAAACTGTTTGCCAATGCCTCTTATAGTGCACTCACCGATGAACTAAAGGCAGAGGCAGTAAACTATATCTATGACCTTTATTATGACCAGGCTATTGAAGAAACCCTGGGCGTAGATAGAGGAAATGGTGCACTTGTTGCCAAAGCCGTAGGTGCCGACACCCTTGCACTGCTCTATGTGGCTACGAAAGGGCTTGAATCCGACAAGGACAAGAACGGAAACACGGTAAGTGGAAGCAAGCGCAAAAAGGTATTAGCCGCTATCAAAAAACTCAATATCCCCACGCAGCAAAAGTTGCTACTTCTCTGCGCAAAGGGATACTCCATCCAGGATGGAGATATAAAAGGTTACTCTGCCGAAAAGGCAAAAAAATATCTGCTTAACTACCTTCTCCGCTTGTCGAGCCTCACGAAAGAGCAGAAGGCAGAACTTGCCGTGCTGTGCGGTTTTGAAGTCAAAAACGGAAAAATCGTGCAAAAAACCTCCACCAAGTAGAATTAATGGCGACAACTTGCGGTAAAATCCGTGATATAATTGTTGCTAGGAGGGACGGAACTATGGCAATTTTAATAACTCCGGCAGAGGAACAAGAGGTCACGAAACTCATTTGTCGTAAATGCGGTCAAAGAGTAAATGGCGTAGGGCTTGCGAAAAATAGCAAGGTCGAGGGCTTGCTATTCAAGTGCAAGCGGTGCGGTGAGCGTAACGCCGTGCAGACAACTGAATATGACAATAAGAACGTGCCAAAAATCCATTGAGATAAGAGCCATATACACCAAATAGGTGTGTGTGGCTCTTTTTGTTCTCAAAAACAAATCTTGAAAAGGAGGTAAGCACAATGAAGGGTAATAAGGACAACCGTTTTGCAACCAATAAGGGCGGTATTATCAATGCCCCCAAGTCCACTACGAAGGATTCCCCTAAATCTACCGTTGTCAAGGGTAATGACCTGCGCAATGGCAAGAAATCAAAGTAATTACAGCCCATAGAGGCAGAAAGTGAGATACCACTATGAATGACGAAATCAACACCGAACTCGATTCCCTTGAGGACGATGTAGAAGAATTTGACCTTGAGGCAGAAGGCATTATTCCTCCCACGGATGACACGCCTGGTGAGGATGACGAGTTGGAGTACGATGACGAAGGTAACATTGTTATTCCCGATGATGATGCAGGGGATGCTTCCGGAGAGGAAGACGAGGACGCCCTTGTGGAAGACGAGGACAACGATGACAACAATGGCAGCGAAGATAATGATAGCCAGGAAGACGATGCACCGCCCGCGACCGAGCCTGTAGCGGTAGATGATAAGGATGCGGAAATTGCTCGCCTTCAAGCACAACTTGCCGAGAGAGATGCGTTAATCAAGGATACCCTTGTATCACTTGGCGCAGACGGCAACGAAGGTGCCGCAGGGCTTGAGAGGCTTGCTGCCGAAGCAGAGGACTTAACCCTGGACGAATATCGTGCCAGGAGAGCCGAAAAAGCCAAGAGCGAAGAAGCCGTAAGAATTGTACAGCGCCAGGAGTTTGAAAAGAAAACCCTCGCAGACTTGAGAGCCGTACAAGAGGCTTACCCCGAAACAAAGGTGTATAAGACGGTCTTTGAACTTCCAAACTTCCAAAAGTTTGCGAGATTTAGAGATGCCGGACTAACACCGGAGGAGGCATATATTGCCGCAAATGGTAAAGCCGTTATGTCGAGTGTAGCCACCGCAACAAAGCAGGCATCACTCAACAGAACGAAGGACCATATCCGTTCAACCGTTCCAAAAGGTGCAAAGGATAACTCTATCACCATCTCCAAGAAAACCCTTGCAGAGTATAGAGATTTATTCCCGAATATGAGTGACAAGGAAATCGTTGCTCTTTACAAACAGACTATGAAAAAGTGAGGTTAAAACTATGTTCAAACTTGCAAAGATTGAAAACGGCAGACAGAACGTGCCCGAGCCTGAATACCTTGACGTAGCCGCTTCCGAGGCGGTATCTCTCGGACAGGCACTCGTTCTCAACTCTGCCGGCAAACTTACCGCTTGTGGCAGCGCTACTCCTACCCATATTGCTATGGGTGAGGTAAATGCTTCCACTACCAAGCGCACTATTGCCGCTTGTCGCATCGAGCCTAACCAGGTATATGAGGTTGCTTGTAGTGCCGTTCCCTCGGCTCTCGTTCCTGGCAACAAGGTAACCATTGCCGATGATGGCTTGAGAGTAACCGCCAGCACAGACGGCGGCGTAGCAACGGTTGTAGCCCTTAATGGCGCAGCCCTTGCCGGTGATAAAATCACCGTAAGATTTTAAGAAGGAGGAATAAAAAATGTCTAATTTCATTTATAGCAAGATGTCAGGCAAGAACGATGCTATGTTTGGCAAATTTGAGCACCCTATTAAGATGCTCATTGAGGCTGAATCCAATGCCTGCGAAAAGGCGAAGGGCATCCGTGATTTCCTGTTCAACGTCGAGAAGTCCAGCAGATATGCTGAAACCATTATCGGTGAATCCGATTTTGATACCTTCCAGAGCGTAAGAGAGGGTCAGGGCGCGGAGAATGATTCCGTAGAATCCACCTTTAAGAAGACTATCGAGCACATTACCTTTATGAAGGAGTTTACCATCACCAAGGAGATGGCTGACGATAGCAAGACCGGCATTTCTGCCGATATCAAGTCCAAGCCCAAGAAGTTTGTCCGTTCTTACTACAAGACGATGCACAAACTCGCTTCCCAGGCGCTTATCAACGGCACCAAGTCCGAGATGGTATTCAACAAGGCTACCGTTGACCTTACCACTGCGGACGGTCTTCCCCTTTTCCACAATGCACACAAGTACTCCACCGATAAGATGGCAGGTCAGACGCAGACCAACTACTTCTACGGTGATATCGCATCCGATTCTGCGGCACTTGAGGAGGCACTCGGCATCCTTGCAAACAAGGTCCGCAACTTCAAGGACGAGAACGGTGAGGTTATGGAGTATGTTGCAGACGTTGTAATTGTTCCTTGCAACCGTCCTAAACTTGAGGCTATGGTAAAGAAGGTTGTCGGCTCGGAGAGAACTGTCGGCAGCAACAACAACGATATCAACACCCAGTATGGTAACTGGACTGTCGTAGTGCTTCCTGGATGGGAAACCACCGATGACAGAATTATGGTAATGTCGCGCGAGGCTAACGAGAATCTCTACGGTAATATGTTCTATAACCGTATCCCTCTCGATATCCGTTCCAATATCGATGACCATACCAGAAACTACTACTGGAACGGCTACTGCCGCTTCGGTGTTGGCTTCAATACCTGGAAGCACATTGCTCTTGCGGTACATACCGAGGGTACTCTTGCCGGTGCAACTCCCCTTGATTAAAAATCACCGCCTTACAGGAGGATAGTATGACAGTACTCGAACTCTATAACTCCGTGGCGCAGTTAGGGTTTGAAGATTCTCTTGAGGATGAAAGCCGATTTTTGTTTAGTGCAAACAGAGCCTTGTTGCAGGTGAGCGCATTGCGACCTGCAACAAG